CGGCCGTCCAGGGCTGGCCGATGTTTGCGATCCCTTCCGAACTCATGGCGAAGGGGAAGGACGAGCGCGCGTTTATGACGGGCGGTGCCGTCTACGCGCGCCGCTGCAAAATCAGCGTGGAGTGCTTCGAAAAGGTAATCGACTGGAAGGGTCGGAGCCAGAACCATCTTATGCATCAGGTTGAATCCTTCCGCATGGCCGACAAAGACGCTTATAAACGAGCCGATGACCTGCTGGACTGCTTCACCTACGCCGTAGCGCTGTCGCTGGTTGATGCCAGTTCCATCGGATAGCATCACGCCCGATCACCTGAGAGAATCCGCCCATGAGCAATATCGAAATCTCCAGCTCCACCGTCCCGAACGGCCTGATGGCAATCCTCGATGCGAACGAGATCGTCCCCGGCGCGCCCGCGAGCTACGAGCTGTGCAAGCAGCTTTGGGAACTTCACCCGCTGGCCGGCAAGGTGGTCGAGAAGCCCATCGCGCTCGCGCTCGGACAACGCCGGAAGATCAACATCCCCAGCGCCACCGAAGAACAGCTCGTGAAGGCGTTCAATGAAGAATGGGACAAGCTGGAGGCCACGCGCTACATCCGTGACCTCGCGCACGTCTCGCGCGCGTATGGCCTGGGCGCCCTGATCTACGGCGCGCCGAACTACCCCACGGACAAGCCGATCCCGCTGGAAGCGCTCTACAAGGTCGAAGACCTGTACGTGAATATCTTCGACCCACTGAACCTCTCGGGCTCGGCGGTGACGAACCAGAATCCGAACGCGCCCGACTACCAGAAGGCGTGGCAGGACATCACGGCCGCCGGCCAGCCTTACCACAAATCGCGCTCGGTGCTGCTGTTCAACGGGACGCCGATCTACCTGAGCTTTCAGAGTTCGAGCTTCAGCTTCTCGGGCCGATCGGTGTTCCTGCGCGCGCTGTTCCCGATGAAGTCCTTCATCCAGACCATGATCGTGAACGACATGGTGTCGCTGAAAGCCGGCCTGATCATCGCGAAGATGGAGCAGGGCGGCTCGGTGGTGAACAAGGTAGCCGCGAAGATCTCCGGCTGGAAGCGCTCGCTTCTGAACATGGGAAAGACGAACAACACGCTCACCATCGGTATCACGGAATCCATCGAATCCATCAACCTCCAGAACACCGACAAGGCAATGACGGTGGCGCGCGACAACATCATCAGCGACATCGCTGCCGCGACGGACGTTCCCGCAATCTTGATCAAGGACGAAAGCTTCGCGAAGGGTCTCGCCAGCGGCGATCAGGACATGCTCGCGGTGGTGCAGTACATCGATTCGATCCGCAACGAATTGCAGCCGGCGCATGCTTTCTTCGACCGAATCGTGATGCACAGGGCCTGGAATCCGGACTTCTACGCTGCTCTGCAGAACGATATTCCCGAGCTGAAGGGAGTGAGCTACGAACAGTGGTTCTACGACATGAAGGCGCTATTCACGACGGAATGGCCGACGCTGATCCAGGAGCCGAAGTCCGAGGTGGTCAAGCGCAACGCCGACAAGCTGAAGGCGATGGTCGAAGTCCTGAAGACGTTGCTCCCGTCGCTCGATCCAATCAACCGTGCGAACGCCGTGGAGTGGTTCTCGCAGGCAATGGCCGACATGCCCGAATTCTTCACGAACACGCTCGTCATCGATCTGGCGGCCCTGGCGAGCTACGAGCCGCCGCAGCCGGGCGCGCCGGGCGGTGATGGTGGAGGCGAGGACGGTGGCGATGAGGACTCGGGCGATGGCGCGGAGTAACGCCCCCACGTTCTTCGCCGAGGTGACGGAGGCCGTCAACCACTTCAAGCAGTACGGCTTCACCTCTCAGGCCCAGCTCGATCAGTGGGTGGCGCGCCTGCGCCGCTCGGCGCTCCTGCAGCTCCGCACGCCGGCCGAGACGGAGCGCGAGCTGAAGCGCGTTCTGACCGACCGCTATCGCGGCCTCGTGACTCAGGGCGGCGTGCTACGCAACATGCCCGAGCTGAAGCGCGTGAACATCGACCGCGTGAAGCCGAAGCTCCGGGCCGAGCTGGATCGCCGCATCATGGCGAGCGCGAACCTGATCAAGCTGAACCGCGAGGCGGCCATCGACACGACGCTCCGTCGCTTCCAGGGCTGGGCCACGTCCATCGGGCCTGGAGGCTCGCGCGCGGTGGACGTGAAGGAGGAGAAGGCCGACATCCGCAAGGCGCTCGGGCAAATGCCCTTCCAGGAGCGGCGCGTGGTGATCGACCAGACGCACAAGCTCGTGGCGACGATCAATGACATCGTGGCGACGGGGAACGACGCGCTCGCGCTCACTTGGAACTCGCCATTCCGCCGACCGGGCTATGACTTCCGACCCGATCACAAGGCGCGCGATCAGCTCGTGTACACCATCCGGGGAAATTGGGCGCTCGCTCAGGGGAAGATGAAGGTCGGGCCGGCGGGCTACTACGACGAGGTGACGCATGTGGGAGAGGAGGTGTTCTGCTCATGCTGGGCCACCTACATTTTCGCGTTGCGAAAGATCCCTGCGGACATGCTCACGAAGGCAGGCATGTACGCGCTTCCGCCCACTTGAGGCACAATCTACGCCCATGCCCACCGTCTCGCCAGCCCAGCACCGCCTAATGGAGGCCGCAGCCCATACCCCCGGCGGCGTAGCTGGAGTCTCTCAGGCGGTGGGGAGGGAATTCGCCGAGGCCGACGAGATGCCAATCGCACCGAAGGCTGGCCCGCTCGGCCGCGCAGCCGGAATCCTGTTCCTGACCGACGAAGGCGAGACGCTGCTCCTGCGGCGCGGCGACGGCGGCGACTTCCCGCGCACTTTCGGCCTGCCGGGCGGCCACCTGGAGGAGGGAGAAACCGATGAGCAAGCCGCACGACGCGAAGCCCTTGAAGAATCCGGTTTCGCCTACGAAGGCCCCCTCGCGTTGCTTTGCAGCGATGGCCAATTTTCTACGTTCGTCGCCCGTGGAGTGGAAAAGTTCGAAGTCACGATCTGCGACGAGTCCACCGGATTCGTCTGGTGCAAGCCCGACGAAGCGCCGGAGCCACTGCATCCCGGCCTGAGGGTTGCGTTCCGCGTTGCGGCGGCGCACACCGAGCTGGATGTGGCGCGCCTGATCCGCGATGGCGACCTGCCGTCGCCCCAGGTATTCGGGAACTCCATGCTGTTCGCCCTGCGCATCACGGGCACGGGCCAGGTGTTCCGCTGGGCCAGCGAAGAGCAGCGCGAGAAAGAGCCGGGCAAGCTCGGCGAGTTCGCGCACCGGGACGCATCGTTGTACATGAATGACGAGTTTCTGGCGCGCTGCAACGGCCTGCCCGTCGTCTGGCAGCATCCGGAGAAGAACAAGCTCGACACCGCCAGCTACGCGGAGTCGAACGTCGGCGCCATCCTGCTGCCGTATCTCGTCCACGCCACCACGCCGGAAGGCGACGGCGAGGTGTGGGGTATCGCGCGCATTCTGGACATGGTGGCCGGCGCCGAAATGGCTCGCCCGGGAGCGACTTGGAGCACGTCTCCTGGCGTTGTATTTGACGCCGCGAGTGGCAGTGTTAAAGTTCCGCTCGACGGTGACACTTCGATCCTGATCGAAGGCAATCCATATTTGATAGATCACCTCGCAATCTGCGAGCGTGGAGTGTGGGATAAAGAAGGCCCTTCCGAGGGTGTGCAAGTTGATCAACCAATCGAGGTATCGATGACCGAAGAAGAGAAGGCGAAGATCGCCGCCGAAGAGAAGGCGAAGAAGGATGCCGCCATTGCGGACTCCCAGCCCAGCCTCTCCGAGATCATGGCCCTCGTGAAGGGAATCGCCGGCTCCGTCGGCGCCCTCGGCTCGCGCATGGATGCGGCCGAGAAGAACATGCCGGCCCCGGCCCTCAACGCCGCCGACAGCGCCCGCAAGGACGCCGAGGAAAAGGCCGCGAAGGACGCTGCCGAAGAGCAGGCGAAGAAAGACGCGTTCGAGAAGGCCGAGAAGGATTCGGCCGAAGAGAAGGAGAAGTCCATGAAGGATGCCGAGGAATCCGCGAAGAAGGACGCCGAGGAAGCTGAAGCGATGGCCGACTGCCAGGCGCGCGCCGACTCCGTTTACCAGATGCACGGCCTGACAGCCCCGCGCAAGATGGACGGCGAGCGCCTGCTGGGTTACCGCACGCGCCTCCTGCGCAAGCTGCAGCCGCATTCGCCGGCCTGGAAGGGCGCCGACCTGTCGGCGATCACCGACTCCGTGGCGCTCAAGATCGCCGAGGAGACGATCCTGGCCGACGCCGCTGCCGCCTCGCACGCCCCGCTGACCGAAGCCGGCGCCCCGCGCTCGCCGCGTGCGATCCGTCGCCGCGACGACAACACCGGCCACAACATCACGACGTTCGTCGGCCCGGCCGGTGGCTGGATGGACGACTTCCGCGCCCCCGTGCGTGGCCTCATCCACTTCAACAAGGGTGACAAGCAATGAGCGCGAACAGCATCGCATTCAACCCGTTCGCGACCACGGTCGCGGCCGGCCTTTTCCTGACGACGGCCGCCGGCCTCGTCGCTGGTACGTTCTTCGATGATCCGGCAAAGCGATTCGCGCTGTCCGGTGGCGTGCTCGCCGCATCGGAGACTCTGCCCATGTGGGGTGGTGTCGCCATCGGCGAATACATCCCCGCCTCGGGCAACGACCCGCGTGGCTCGCAGATCAAGCGCGCCACCACGGAAGCCAACCTCACCGGCTTCTCGGTGTTCAACCAGAACGGTGCGGCCATCAGCTCGCCGCAGTCGCCCGTCCCGCAGACGCTGAGCGGCGGCCAAGTGAACTTCTTCCGCCTGGGCTCGGGCGCGAAGCTGGCGCTCGCCATCGACCCGGCGCTGGTGTCCGACGACGGCGGCCTGATCACGCAACAGGTTTCGTGGGACTTCACGAACCAGCGCATCGTCGCCTACGACACCGTGGCCGCCCTGCCGATCAAGATCCTGTCCATCCAGACGGCGCAGGTCATGACGGTGGCGTTCGACGGCACCAACGCAGCAACGTGGACGCGCAGCGGAAACGCGGCGGCCATCGTCATCATCTAAGAAGGAGCCAACAGCATGGCAAACGTGTTTCCCGCCTACGTCCAGGCTCACCCGTCGTTCATGATGCCCGAGGTGGTGCTGCAGTATCAGCAGGCTTCCGGCTTCGCTGAATCGCTGGCCGGCCGCGAGGTGCTTCCGCGCCTGGGCGAAGGCGATCTCGCCGTCTACGGCAAGGCCCTGGAGCTGCGTACGCAAGTCGCGGGCGGCCAGGTGGCCTACAACGCTCTGCCGAGCGTGACGCTGGTGGCGCACCAGTTCTCGACGCCGACCTACCTCTGGCGCGTCCGTGCCGAGTACGACCACCACGATATGAGCCAGGCGGCTCAGTGGGGTGTCGCGCTCGCCGAAGCCCAGCGCATGGGTATGCGCCAAGCGATCTTCCAGCAGGTTCGCACGGCGGCCCTGTTCGGTTCCGGCGCGACCGGCGAGGGCCTGCTGAACACGGCCGGTGCCACCACGGTCAACCTGCCGGCGGACAGCAACGGGAACACCACGATCTCGACCTACGACAATGGCCAGATGGCCCTGTTCCTGCTGTCGCAGATCGCCGCGCTGAAGGTGCGAACCAACCTGATGGGGATGGGCGTTCGCATCAACATCCTTACCTCGCAGCAGATCGATGCCGCGTGGGACTACCAGGGCGTGGTGCAGCTCACGCAGTTCCAGCGCAACGGCGCGGGTGTGGAGACGACGGCCGGCATGGTGGCCGACATCGCCAAGCGCCAGGGCGACGAGGTGACGTTCACCGTGGACGACACGCTGAAGGGTGCAGCCAGCGGTGGCGCCGACTACATCATCATCAACATGCCCGAGGTGAAGAAGCCGGCCAGCCAGAACCGGATCAACACCAACATTTTCGCCGACCTGCAGCCGTCCCTTACGGGCGCGGCCGTCCAGCTCTGCGACATGGTGGCGCCGAAGGAGATCCAATGCCCGCTTCCCGGCGGCGCCTCCGACGTGCTGGCTGAATTGCGCTCGACCTCCGGATGGGGCATCCGCCCCGAGACGATCACCATCATCACGGCGACCTACTGAGCCCGGCTGACCGCTTGTCTCCTCCACCCCTGGGCAGCGGGTGGACTTCGCCCCGGCTTCAACCCCGGGGCGTTTTTACATGAGGTTGATGTAGGATTGAGCCTCCAGCAACCTGACAGGAAATGTCCATGAAAACGCTCTACATCGCGAACGCCACGACACGGAACCACCACCTCCACTACCGCGTCCCCGAGGTGATGAAGCTGTTCGATCACAGCATCCCCGCCGGAACGCAGTGGCAGCTTCCCCCGCAACATCGAGGCCCCGAAGAGATCGCCTACGTGATCAAGCAACTGGAGGGCTACGGCGCCGTTTCCCGTGACGCAATCAAGCGCGAGGATGGAAAGCGATTCTCCGGCCTGATCTACTCCGAGAAGCCGATCAGCGAGGAGGCCATGCGCAACGGCTTCAGCGAGGACGAGCAATCGGCCATCGACCGCGCGCTCCAGGAGCATCAGCGTGGAGCGATCTCGGCCGATGACAAGGTGGCGAAGCTGGCCCAGGAGGCCGGCACGGGCGTTGGCTCGCTGGAGGTGGAGATCACCGAGCAGGGCAAGCCCGGCGACAACCCCAGCGACCTGAACAAATCGCTCATCCAGGTTCAGCGGCCGGATCGTCCGGTGTCCAGCCGTTCGCGAACGCAGGCGAACCGGGCCGCGCGCGGCTGACCCGGCATGGCCGACACCACTCCGACGCTGGCCGGGTTCGAGGCCTACTGCAGAAACCCGGTTGGCATCACCACTACGGTGATGCCGTTGAACGATCCCGGCTTCGCGCTGTGGTTTGCCATCGCGATGGAGTGGATCCCGCTGCAGCTCTGCACCGTCAGCCCCACCCTGTACACCTATTGCGTCTACGATTGGGGGGTGTCCGTGCTCCTGCAGTTCCAGCAGGATCAGGGCGGCCAGACCTATTTCAACGACAAGCGCAAGGCCTTCGGGGTCTACAACCTCGTGGCCGGCGCGATCTCGTCGGACGCCGACGAGGCCACGTCCGTGACGATGACGCTCGGCAAGTCCATGTCCGACCTGAGCCTGGCTGATCTGCAGCGGATCAAAGACCCCTACGGCCGAAACGCCATCTCCACGCTCATGGCGCTGGGCTCCCTGTGGGGTCTATCGTGACGACGCTTCACCTGGGCGTCCTGGAACTGCCGCACCCTGGCGGCGAGAAAACGGGCTTGACCACGGGCGACCTGGCCGAGATCCTGGAGCGCCGCTACGGGCTCTACAGCGTCTTCCTCGATGCGAACCTGGAGAAGATCGAGGAGCAAGTGGCTGAAAGCCTGGCGGATGCCATCGACAACATGGTGGCCGGCGCACCGGCTCCGGAGAACCCGTTCGCGGGCGCGGAGCAGGCGGTGGCGCGCGACTTCATCAACTATCTGGACACGTCCGAGATCGAGAAGATTGGCGTCCGTGGCACGCCCACCGAGGCCGCGCTGAGAGGCGTGAATCATCGACTGAAAAAGAACAAGGGCGCGCGCCGGCCATCGTTCATCGACACGGGAACGCTTCGTGCGGCGACCACGGCCTGGGTGGACGCATCGTCGGAAGGCGGTGAATCGTGAGTTTGGACGAAGCCTCGGGCTCCCCGAATGCCGGCATGGGCGCGGCCCTGCGCGCGGGCATCGCGCAGCTTTCCGAGCGCCAGGAGTTCACGTTCACGCTGTACAAGCGCCTCGTTCTCCCGGCCGATGGGTTCGTGTTCTACGCTCCGGCCGCGAGCGTGACGCCACCGATCACGACGCCTGCCCTGTCGTTCACGACGCTCGGGAGCCTGCACCTGTCGCAGACCACCATCCAGGACGTGGCCGAGGCCTACTCCCGCCAGGATGTCATCTTCACGACGGAAACCAAGGTGGTGGAGTTCGAGCAGCTCGAACCCGACCTCCTCTACGTGTTCGAATTGCCGAATGGCTCACTGGCCGCGTTCAACGGCCAGCGCAAGCGCTACGACCCGGCGGCGATCTGGCACTACACCGGGCGCGCGCTGCTGCCCTACGAGGCCTCGCAGTTCATCGCGAGCCCAGACGACATCCCGTCCGACAACGTGGTGTCGAACTCGCTGCCGTTCTGGCTGGCGATGTCCACCGATTCGCTGCCGGTCTACCCATCATTCCTTGTGCCGCAGAACGCGATCCCCCCATACGTTGCCGCCGACATCGGATCCACGGACGGCATCGGCGCTTCGCCCCTGTACGGCCCGGACTACTCGCAGTCCCAGCTCGTCATGGAAACCGTCCGATTCACGTTCTACGGCGTCCGGGGCAACGGCGTGTTGGACTTCCAGCGTGCTCTACTGCAGAATTCGGGCGATGCCAGCGAAGACAAGTCCTATGCGGTCATGAACATTCCTGTTCCAACGGACGGAAAAAAGCCACAATCGGAGTTCGGGATCATCGCCCAACAGAAGACGATGGATCTGCAAGTCAACTACTACCAGGCGCGAGCCAGGGAAGAAGCGCGCAAGCTGATCGAGTCGGCCTTCATCACCATCACCACGGAGTAGCACAATGCCTCAAGGCCCTTTCCTCGCCGCCATCGTTTCGCGCGCGACCTCCCTCGCCGCCACCGCGTTCTCCGCCGCTCCGGCGCTGGCCTCGGCGGATGGCGCCATGCTGACGGGGAAGGGCCTCAAGACGGCCCTGAACAAGGTGGCCGGCGCCAGCATCGTCAAGACCGGTGTTGGCCGCTTGGCGAAGGTCTATGTCACCACTGCCCCCAGCGGTGGAACCACGCAGATCAACGACTGCGCCACTACCGGTGCCGCCGCCGCCGCAAACCTGGTGTGCGTCATCCCGAACACCGTCGGCGTCTACGACATCGATGTCCCGCTGGGTGTCGGCCTCTGCCTGACGGTCGGAACGGCCGGTGTGGTGTCGATCAGCTACCAGTAACTGGAGGCTGAAGCCCCATGAGCAACAATATCGTCATCGTCAACGTCAGCCAGCAGGTGGCTTCCACGCCGTCCACGCTGCAGCGGACGGGGGCGTTCGTCTCGCAGGGCGCCACTACCGGTGCCGCCGGATCGGTCGCGCTTGTCACCGAGTTGGCCGACCTCACGGCTATCCTGAAGACGCCCATCGCTGTCACCTCGATCGCCTGGGCCTCCAGTGTGGCGACCGTGACGACGGCGGCGGCCCATGGAATCCCGGTCGGAAAGACCGTCCAGGGTCAGCTCATCGGCCAGGTTCCGAGTGGCTACTCCGGGACGTTCGCCGTCACCTCCACCGGGGCGAGCACGTTCACCTACCCGCTGGTGGCGAACCCAGGATCGGAGACGACGCCGGGAACCTTTCAGCTCGAATCCGTGGCCGAGCTGCAGGCAATGGGCGATACCTTCTTCGCCCAGGGTTCGCAGCAGGCCGTCTATGTGCTGGAACTCGGAATTGGCACGCCGGCAGATGGCGTCACCGCGCTGGGCACATACCTGGCGAATCCGGCGCCCGTCAAGTTCTACAGCTACTTGATCCCGCAGACGTGGGACGCGGAGAACACGGCGCCGACACTGTTCCGGCAGTACGAGAGCCCCACGTCGTCCGTCTACTTCTACGTGACGACGACGGCCGCGACCTATGCGAACTGGACGACGCTCCCGTGCAAGTCCACGTTCCTGATGATCCAGAGCCCGAGTGCCCCCGCGACCGAGTTCTCCGCTGCGGCCGTGCTCTACGACACGCTGTCCGCCGATCCTGGGCCGGTCAGCCTCGTGGCACCGCTGTCGTTCCGCTACGTCTTCGGCGTCACGCCGTACAGCACGCTCACGCCCACGCAGATCACCACGTTCAAGGCCGCCGGCCTCAACTGGATCGGAACGGGCGCGGAGGGCGGGATCTCGAACACGTTGATCGTGAACGGCCAATTCGGCGACCTCAACCCGTGGAACTACTGGTACTCCGTGGACTGGATGATCATCCAGCAGGATCTCGCGCTCTCGGGCGCCGTGATCAACGGCTCGAACAACCCGACGAATCCGCTTTATTACAACCAGGACGGTATCAACCGCCTGCAGAAGGTGGCGCAGTCCGTCGTCAACAACGGCGTCTCGTTCGGCCTCGTTCTGAACTCGCCGAAGGCAACGGTTACGGCTATCCCGTTCACCACCTACGTGGCCCAGGAGCCCGGAGACTACGCCATCGGCAAATACGCCGGCCTGGCGCTGTCGTTCACCCCAGCGCGGGGCTTCCAGCAGATCGTCGTCCAACTGACGGTTTCCAACATCGCATCGAGCTAAAACATGGTCGCACCAGTTGATCAAGGCAATCTGAATCGGCTGCGGGGATCCGTCGTTTTCGCGACGTTGCCCGCCCTCGGTGTCACTACCCCGTTCCTGTCGAAGGAGGCGATTTCGATCGCCTTCGAAGGCGATGCGGGCCACCTCCTGCCCACGCTGACGGGCGGCGTGGGTTCCCCGGAGCCCTACCAGATCGCCACGGTGGAGATCCACCTCCTGAAGACGCAGGCGCTCGCGAACGCCTACAAAAACCAGATCGAGACGAACAACCGTCTGGGGTCGATCAACGTCATCGGCGACTCGGAAGCGATGGAGAACTGGCAGCTTGAAAACTGCCAGCTCCTGTCCACAGCACCCGGCGCCTTCGACGGCAACAATCCCACCTTCACGGTGCGGATCCAGGGCATCTACTACACGAATCGCGATCTCTGGACGGCGAGCTGATCCGGCTCGTTCTGCGAGACAATGAAGCCTCGGCCCCGCCGGGGCTTTTTCAATTGGATACCCCATGAAGATCACGAAAGACCTGCGCCTAGGCTTTCCGTTCGAGACGGAGAAGCTGGGCACCGTGCTGGTGTACAGCTCGCCGATCACGCGCGACACGTTCGAGCTGTACTTCGCCGAGCTTGGCGCCGTCTTCAAGGCCTGCTACGGCAACGACGACACCGCCATCCACCTTGCTCTTGTCGGCCCGCAGATCGCGTACAGCGCGCTCAAATCGTATTCCATGAACGCGCGCACCTGGGACAAGCCTGGAGGTGTGCAGCTCGGGCTCGTGTCCGAGATCGTGCGCCTGACCTCCATCAGCTACGCCGACCCGGACGGCGCCGGCTGGAAGACCTTGCCACTCGCCGTGGCTCAGAAGCGAGAACTCCTGGACGCGGACGAGTCGCTGGAGGTGCTGAACAGCCTCGTTTTTTTTACGGCGGCCTGCAAGGTCGCACCGAAGCCGTTGGCCGAGTCGATGCTCCCGATCATCCAGCAGTCACTCGGCTGGGTCTATGGCTCGATGACCTGTACGGAATTTCTCGACTCCTGGCTGAAATCGACGCTGGACGACACGTCGGAGAAGCCATCGGACGAGCTGAGTCAGTCCTCGATCATTGCCTGACCCTGCTCGCCACTGAGTGGTTCGAGGCCCTGACCGAGACGAAGGCTCGGGGCTTCGACGACGCGCAGCAGTTCCGCCAGCGGCACCTAATCCGCGCGCTGGCCCGCAAGCCTCCAGCCTGAGAGAATCCCGGCCATGACGAACAGAAAATCGGTAGTCGAGATAGACATCCAGGATTCCAAGTGGAAGTCCTTTGTCGCCGAGTTCGCGAAGTTCAAGATTGGGGTCAAGGATCTCCCGAAGGAGATGGAGCAGGCGGCCGACGCGACTGCCGATGTCGCCGTCCAGAATGCCAAGATCGCCAAGGCGAAGAAGGAAATTCTCGCCCAGGACGAGAAGATGGCGAAGCGGGCAAAAGAGCAGAGCACGGAGCTGGATTTGGAGTCGCGCGCGCGCGCGAAGGTGGCGGCCGAGCAGAAGAAGAGCGACGACTTCAAGCGCAAGGCCTGGGACGAAGAACGGAAGCGCTTCGCTCGCGTGTCGAAGGATCGAGACGACGCGCGCAAAGAGCGCGCCGAGTCCATGAAGGGGTTCCGCGACTCGGCGAAGTGGACGGCCGACATCGCGCGCAACGTGGCGAGCGCGGCCTACGGGATCGCGAAGTGGGCAGCCTTCTCCGCTGTCGCCTCGGGCTTCGGCCTCGGCGGTCTGGCGGCGAACGCGGCCACCATGCGCCGCCAGTCCCAAGGCCTGGGTGTCAACACGGGCGAGCTGCGCGCGGCATCGGTGAACTTCGGGAAGTACATCGATCCCGAGTCCACGCTGGGCAACATCGCAGGCGCTCAATCCGACCTGTCGAAGCGCTGGATCTTCAACGCGCTCGGCGAGAACACCGCAGGCAAGAATGCGGGCGACATCCTGCCCGAGCTGCTGCCGAAGCTGGTGCAGGCCTTCCGGGCCGGCGGAAGCACGCTGCAGGGCGCCCAGGCGCGCGGGCTCGATCAGCTTGTGGGGATCGATGACCTCCGGCGCCTGTCATCTCTGACGGAGAAGGAGCTATCCGACACCATCGACGCATACAAGCGTGATCGCGCGAGCCTGCTGGAGGGTGACGACACCGGCCGCGCCTGGCAGGACTTCCTCGTTTCGCTGCACAGGGTTAGTCAGGAGATCGAGGTGTCCCTCCTGAAAGGCTTGACGAAGCTGACGCCGTACCTCACGCAGTTCGCCGAGGGCATCGCGAAGGCTATCGATGCATTCGTGTCGAGCGGCGGCCTCCAGGCGTGGATCGAGAAGGTGGGCGGCGCGCTGCAGAAGCTCGGGGCCTATCTCGGGAGCAAGGACTTCGCCGACGACGTGGAGACGTTCATGGGCGCCATTCACACGATGGCGACCTATCTGGGCAAGTTGTTTCCGAAGTCCCAGGTGGCGGCCGAGACGGCGCAGGGCACCGTTTCCACCATGCCAGCCCCAGGCGGAACCCAGCATGGTTTCATGGCCGGACTCAAGGCTGCCGGCGGCGTCTATGGCGCCGTGTGGGATCACCTCCGAGGGAATGTTCCGTTGGCCGAGCGAAACCACAATCCCGGGAACCTGCGGATTCCTGGATCGACCACCGGATTTCAATCCTTTGCCAACGATGACGAGGGGATCAAGGCGCTATCGCACCAGATCGCGCTCTATGAAAACCGCGATGGCCTGCGCACCATCCGAGGCATCATCAGCAAGTACGCGCCCGGGAACGAGAACAACACGGCTGGCTACATCGCGAACGTGTCGAAGCGCACCGGCCTCGGCGCAGATCAGGCCATCGATCCAACGAACATTGATCAGATGGTGAAGCTGGTGCTCGCGATCACGAAGCAGGAGAACGGCCGCAGCAACTTCACGGACGCGGGCGTTCGGGTGCTGATCCAAAACCAGACGGGCGGCAGTGCACAGGCCACCGTCGCAGCCCTGGCGCATTGACACCATGTCGATCCAGCAGTTCAAGCAGAACTACCAGCTTTCCCCGATCCTGCTTGTCGGTGGCATCGCCTCGGGCCTGGCGGGAAACACAATGTCCGTGTTGACGCTCACGGAGGGAAGCGACACGGTGAGGCATGCGGAGGACTCCGACTATTTCGCGCACTTCAGGCCAATGTCTGGCGGAACTCTGGTGGATTTCACGCCATCGGAGTATCCGTTTGCGTCTATGGCGATGGCGGCCAATTCGATGGTGCAGAACGCGCTGAAGATCAGTCTCCAGATGACGTGTCCGGCGCGCGACGGCGCGAACAGCTATCCCAGCATCCTCACGACGATCACGCGAATTCGCCAGCAGTTGACCGCGCACATCCTCGCGGGCGGAACTTTCACCGTCGCAACGCCGGCCACCATCTACGAGAATTGCCTGCTGATCGCCCTACGAGACGTGAGTGGCGCTGGTGACAAAAAGGTTCAGGGCGCCTTCCAGTGGGATTTCGTGCAGCCGCTGGTTACTCAGCAGGCGGCGGCCCAGGTCTACAACAACTTGTACAGCAAACTTGCCGGCGGTCTTCCGGTTGGCAATCCGCCGACGAACAGTGGGGTCGGAACATCCATCGGCGGAAACTCCACAAGCCCGTCCATCAACTGATCCCGTCATGGCTCAACAGATCACCCCATTCACGCCAAGCGACAGCGCCAACTTTGAGTTCCAGGCATCTCTCGACGGATCGCCGTACAACTGCATTTGCACGTTCAACGCATACGGACAGAGGTATTACCTGAACGTCTATGACCTCGTTGGGAATTTGATCTTCGCGCGGCCTGTCATTGCCTCGCCGACGTTCTACAACGTAGATCTTGCGGCCGGGTACTTCGATACCAGCATCATCTATCGCGAGGCCAGCCAGTCGTTCGAAATACCAGGAATTGCGGCGCTTCCGTTCCCTGCCCGGCCGGCGGCTCCTCCCGCGCCCGCGCCTGCATCAGGCGATCCGTATTGGGCGAACGTTGTTCTCCTCCTGCATGGGCAGGGGACGAACGGTGGCGGAACATTCACCGATTCCAGTTCGTTCAACCAGACCGTGATCGGCTACGGCGCAGCAGAGACAAGCACGGCAGAGGCGAAGTTCGGGGAGTCCTCGATCTATCTCTACGGCCCCGGGAATTATCTGGATTCCACGGCATCGTCGCTCAATCTGGAGGGTGGCGACTACACCGTGGAGGGTTGGGTATTTATGCAGCATGATGCGGGCTTCACTGATCTGGCGATCATGTATTCCTCGTTCCTTGATCAGTCGCTGGGACGCACGAACATCGGTGTTTATGCGACGGAGGCGCTTGTGGCGTCGGAGCAGGATCACGACGGGGACAACCTTTCGCAGGCTCAGACCGGCCCCGGGGCGCTGTCGTTCAACACATGGCACTTCATCGCTGAAGTGAAGTTCGGAACGACGCTATACCTGTTCCTGGACGGTGTGCTGGTCGGAACTGCCCCGAGTGCCGTGCGCAGCAATTGGGCCGGCTATGCCCGCATCGGGCGCCACGCAAGCGGCGGCTTCGATGATTCGTTCTATGGCTACATCGCCGAGCTTCGCGTGACTCAGGGCGTGGCGCGTTACACCGCCAATTTCAATCCGCCCACGGCCCCGTTCCCGAACTTCTGACCATGCGCGCCTACTTCGTTCGGATCACCAAGCCCGGGACAAATGATGTCCTGGCTCTCTACACGAGCTTCAATCCCGATGGATCAACCAACGGGGCCGCGCTTCAATTCGAGTTCGACATCCCCGCCTATTCCTACGGCGACCCGGCGGGCAACGTCTACTTGAAGTTGTCGGGCGTCAACTACACCGACATCCGGCAGGCGAACAATCTCAATGACGCGGACATCACTGTCTACGGCGGAATGGCGAAGGGCTTGCCGCTGGCAAATCCAGCTCAGGCTGGCGTCCTGTTTCGTGGAACCATTTTCCAGGCATGGGGAAACTGGCAGGGGAATCAGACCTCTCTCGAATTGATCTGCTACGCCCGCGCCGGGACAACCGACAGGCCGGTGAATTTGGCCTATCACTGGACGAAGGGTCAGCCAATGGGCGAGGCCGTCGCGCAGGCGCTGAAGATTGCCTACCCTGGCGTAACCGTCTCGGGATCGTATTCTTCGGATCTGGTCTATCCGGAGGATCAGCCCTTCGCCTATCAGACGCTCGCGCAGTTCTCTCGCTACCTGCTGGACACGAGCAAGGTGATCATTCCGGCCGCCGCCTATATTGGCGCGCAGATCACGCAGAACCCGCAAGGGTTCCTGTTGTTCGATGGCACGTCGCCGCCGGGCGCGAAGGAGATCAGCTTCCTTGACCTGATCGGGCAGCCGACATGGATCGATGCGGGGACGATGCAGTTCCAGACGGTTCTCCGCGCCGACCTGAAGGTGGGCGACGTGGTGACGATGCCGAAGGGAGCGAACGTCATCAACACGGGCGCCAGCTTCTCTCGATTCCGCGACGAGACGGCGTTCCAGGGCTCGTTCATGATCAAGGCGATCAGGCACCTCGGAAACAGCCGCCAGAACTCGGCGACGGCCTGGGTTTCGGTGATCGACACGTACTCCACAACCCCTGCGAAGACCACCTCATGAGCGGCAGCATCAACACGAAAAAGCCGCTGAACACGTCGCTCCCGCGCGCGATGCGCGAGCGCATCCTGGATGGCAAGTTCATCGACGGCCAGGAGTGGCCCTGCACGGTTGTGAGCGTGGCCGGCGCAATCGTCACGATCACGTTCAACGTCGCCAGCGAGTTCACCCTGCCGCAAGTGATCTGCCCCATCGCGGAAAGCCGCTATGTGCGCCTCCCGATCCGCGCAGGCGATCAGGGGGTGGCGATGGCGGCCACTGCGCGCCTGGGGGGCGTCACGGGCCTGGGCGCTGGCCTTGCGCCGATCTCCGAACCATCGAATCTCGGCGGCCTCGTGTTCGTCCCGCTGGGGAACAAGGCCTGGTCAACAATCGACCCGGACGCCGTTGTGATTCAGGCGCCGAACGGATCGAAGATCCTCACCGACAACGGCGCGTCCGAGATCATCGTGGACACCAACCAGGTGAAGATCACGCAGGGCGACGTGACGGTGGAGATCACGGGTGGCGTCGTCACCGTCACCGCCGATCATGTGGTGGTCAATGCCACCGATTCCACGTTCAATGGCGACGTGATCGTCAACGGGGACGCTACCATCTCGGGTAACCTGTCGGTCGGAGTAAATGCCGCTGTCGCTGGCGCGGTGTCTTGCGCGACAATGGCGTGCGTGGGCCTGGGCTCGTTCGGATCGTTGACCATCGGCGGCCATCCGTACCTCGGACACATCCATTCGGCGGGAACCTATCACGCCGGCAGTACGCAGATCATCAACCAATCCGGGGGTGTCGTTTGAGGACGTGGGGACGCGATTCTGCTGGTGCGTGGGTCGAGATCACGGATACGGGGTCGGTGTGGCTCGCCACGCTTGTGCAGACCCTCCGCCTCGGCCAGGGAGAGAGCCCGTTTTATGCGAATTACGGCATTCCGGCGCAGCAATCCGTGATTTCGCAGATCGCGCCGGACGCGGCCGTCGCGCGCACGCAGTCGCAGTACATCGGGTTCTTCGCCAGCCTCGTCGTTCAAGCCATCCCGGGCGCCCTGCAGCCGTCCTACAGCATCCAGGCCATCATGAAGAACGGCCAGGCCATCAACAGCAAGGTAGCGACCTAAATGCCTTTGATCACCTCGGCCGGCGCCGTCCCGTCGTCCCCTGCAACGCTGAATGCCGAACTTGTGGCGGGCGCCGTGGCGCTCGCGCCAGGCTTGACCACAACGCTCCCCGGCGCGCTGATCGAAGACCTATCCAGCACCGGAACGGGCGCGCTCGTAGTGCAGGATCAGGCGGCCGTCGATCTGATCAACAGCGTTTCCCCGTTGACGGCGAACGAGTTCATTCTCTACCAGCTCGGTCAGGTCTACGGCGTGCGGCGGGGCATCGGGTCGAACACGAGCGTGTATGTGGTCTTCTCGGGATCGCCTGGGTTCGTGATCAATTCCGGGTTCACCGTCAGCGACGGAACGCACCAGTACGTCACGCAAGATCCGGCCATCATTTCCGGCCCCGGCCCAGTGGGATCCAGCCTGCCGACATTCTGCTTGGCAGTTGACCCGGGAAGCTGGGCGATCCCGGCCGCCACCGTGACGGAGCCGATCTCCAGCATTCCAAGCACGATCACATGCACGCTGTCCAACCCGTCAACGGGCATCCCTGGCGGTGATCCGCAGACGCTGCCAGCCTACCAGGCCCAGGTAATCCAGGCCGGTCTCGCGGTGGCGACCGGGACGCCGACGTTCACGAAGACCACCATCCAGAAGGTTTCTGGCGTGCAGGCGCGCCTGGTGTCGATGCGCCAGACCGGCGGCGGCTGGCAGATCATCGTGGGTGGCGGAGATCCGTACCAGGTTGCGGGCGCGATCTTCCAGTCCTTGTTCAATATCCAGGATCTGCAGCCGGCGGCTACGCTGGGAGCCACGGAAACCATCGCGATCAATGATTTCCCGGATACCTACGAGATCGTTTTCGTTGTTCCTGCTCAGCAGGATGTGGGTATGACCGTCACATGGAACACGGTGGCGACGGCGAACTTCGTCTCGAACGCCATCGTCATTGCGCTGGTGCAGCCGGCGATGGTCGCATACATCAACAGCATCACGGTAGGCCAGCCGATCAGCCTGCTCAAGCTCCAGGACGTGTTCATTGCGGCCGTGACGGGATCGATCCCGGAGGCGGCAATCTCCAAGCTGCAATTTATCGTCACCATCGACAGCATCGTGGTGAATCCGCCGACTGGCGGAACCCTGATCGCGGGCGACCCGGAAGCGTTCTTCTTCGCGACTACGGCGGATATCTCGGTGGTGCAGGGCTGAGCCGTGAATATCACGTCTACCATCAAATCCTACGTATACACGCAGTATTCCGATGATGTGAATATCTCGGCGTTTTTCGCGTCTTATAACCTGATGAGTCAGGCGAATCTAGACGACATCAACAAATATCAACTGCCGATCTATCTGAATCAATCTGGCGCACTGCTGGATTGGGCGGCGTCGAGCATCTACGGGATCTTTCGCCCCAGCCTTTCATCGGGTGGCCCGCGACCCATCGGGCCGTATGACACGTTTGCATTCAACGCCGACCCCTTCGATGGCTTCAGGCTGATCAACAGCTCTACGAACTTCATCGCGGACGATCTGACCTACCAGCGGATCATCCAGTGGAACACGTTCAAGGGTGATGGCTACCAGTTCTCGATCCGCTGGCTGAAGCGCCGGGTTGAGCGGTTTCTGCGGGGTGAAATCTTCCCCGATGAAACCTACGAGGTGAGCGTGTCGTTCCCCACGGATACGTCAGTTCTGATATCCGTATCGGAGACGAATCAGATTCTCACGGGCGGCCCGTTCTACAACGCACAGAACTTCAATGGACTGGGCGCGGCGTTCAATCAGGTGCAGACCGAGGGCAGCACGCACGCCCCCACTGCACTCGCTTCGGCGCTGAAGGCGGCTGTAAACTCCGGAATTCTGCTGCTGCCGTTCCAATACTCATTCTCGGTGCAAATATGACAACGTATCTATTCGCAAACAACGCGAGTTCCACGCTCGCGGCGCCGATCTCCAGTGGCGCCACAACGCTTGAATTGACGGCTGGCACCGGGGCTCTGTTCCCGTCGCCAGGCGGCGGCCAGGCGTTCACGCTGTCGCTCACGGACGCGGCGACCGGAAATATCAACGAGATCATGTTATGCACGGCGCGCGCCGCCGACACCCTTACTGTGACGCGCGCCCAGGAGGGAACGACGGCAGTTCCATGGACGACGGGCGACTTCGCGAACAACTTCATCACCGCCGGCACGGCTGCGCTGTTCCTGCAGAGCGCCGGAGCGCTGGGGACGATGGCCTCGCAGAACGCGAATGCGGTGGCGATCACGGGCGGCTCCGCCCGCGTGACGACACTCAGCGGGCCGCATGGGAACACAGCCTCCCGACCTGCATCTCCAGGCGTCGGCGATCAATACTTCGACACTGATCTGCACCAGCCGATCTGGTGCTTCTCCACCGGCCCGAATGTGTGGGTCAATGCCGCCGGGGTTTCCGTATGACCACGCTTCTTTTTTCGAACGACGCCTCCACGACGCTGCAGAGCGGCATTGGCGCTGGCGCGACTACGGCAGTTCTCGCGGCCGGCACCGGATCGCTGTTCCCGAACCCTGCCAGCGGCGAGGCCTACTTCACCACGTTCCTGGATGCTTCGACGCAGCAGACGAAGGAGATCGTTCTGGTGACGGCGCGGGCGGGGGACACGATCACCATCGTTCGCGGTCAGCAAGGCACGACAGCGCGCGCCTGGAACGCTGGAGACCTTGCGGCACAGCTCGTGACGGCAGGTGATTCTCGGGGGATGGTGCAGCCTGATCAATTGCAAAAGGCCGTATACAGCTCGTGCGTTGCATCGGGCTCCGCCAACAGCCTGACGGCAACACTGAACTCGGGCCTCACAGCGATCCCGAATCTCATGATGTTCACCGTCCAGGCGGCGGCGGAAAATACTGGCCCAGCTACGCTCACGCTTACACTTGGCTCCACGGTGCTTCCGGCGCATGACATCCTGAAATACGGCGGATCGTCCCTCAACGCGGGCGACATTCCGGCGGCGGACTTCCCCATCGAGCTTGTGTGGGTTGATGGCCTGGGCGCCTATGTCATGACGAACCCCGCCTCCGGAACGGCCGGCAGTGTTGCGGGCGGCGCGGCGAATCAGATGCTCAAGCAGACGGCACCGGGAACAACCGGGTTCGTCCCGGCCCCCACCGTAGCGGGGCAGGTTCTTGCGTTCATCGGAGGAGTCATCTCGTGGGCGGCGGCAGCCGTCACATCGTTCAATGGCCGATCTGGCGCAGTGACGGCGCAGACCGGCGACTACACCGCCGGCCAAGTCGGGGCGGTGCCGTCAACGTCGTTTCAGGCGCCCTACCTGTCCCTGGCGAATCCTGGGTATCAAGCCTTCCCAGGCCCAGGCCCAGGCAATGGGCTGTATCTGCAGGGCGGGACGCGCGCGATCACTCCGAACAGCTCCACTGCCGTGACGTTCCCGCATGCCTTTCCGAACGCTTGCCTTGCCGTGGTGTGCTCAGGCAACAACCAGGGCGCGGCTCTGGAGGTGGATGGGTTCACGACGGCGAACTTCAATGTCCGCGTAGCCGCCAATCAAATCTCCTGGATTGCCATCGGCTGGTGATGGGTCGACAATTCGCGCAACATTGAAGGGTTGAAAATGAGTTTTCCGAATGACCAAAGCAATCCCGCCGGGGCGATTCCCGTCTATGTGGTAAGCGGCGGAGGTGGCGGCGGAGGGTCTGCCGGATACAGCATTTCCGACCTGATCGTCCAGGACTCCACGAACGCCCAGGGCATCAGGAGGGAAACCGTGGGCCCCACCGGGACGGTGAGTTTCGTCTACGAAAACTTTGATGGAACAGCATGGGTTCCGACGCCGCCCATGGTGGCTGTCGCGATTGCCCCGAATGCGGGGGTGGCGACTGAGACGACTCAGCTTCTCGTTAAGACGGCAGCTCAGAGCATAGACACCAAGACTCCGGACTTGGTGGGAGGGGCGGTTCCCGTGTCGGGGGCGTTCTTTCAGGCAACGCAACCCGTCAGCGCCGCCGCATTGCCTCTGCCGGCCGGGGCAAGCACTTCCGCAGCCCAAACTACGGGCAATGCGTCACTTTCCAGCATCGACGGCAAGATCCCTGCCCTATCCGGCGGCGCGATGCCAGTTACGGGGCCGATCACCAATGCGCAATTCATCGCGGCGCAGAACGCGCAGGGCTTGACGGACACCCAGCTCCGCGCCTCGGCGGTTCCGGTCACCATCGCCAGCAATCTCATCAGCGCATTGCCGGTGGAGGCAACGGCAGCACTTCCGGTGACCCAGGCCCCCCAACGCACATGGCGATCTGGCTTTGACGCAATCGTCGCATCAGGCCCGGATACCGCGTTCTTCACCGCCATCGCAAACGGCGCTGGTATAGCGGTTTCGCAGTCTGCCGGCAGCCTTGTCATCACGACGGGAACGACGGCATACTCAGAGACGATTCTCCGATCCACCCAGTCCTGGATGGGGGCGTGGAAATCACGATATAGCGTGACGTTGTCCCAGAGAATCGTCAACTGCGAAGTCTACCTCGAACTCGTTGACGTGATCGGAGACGGGCTCACCATCGTGCACAACTCGGCGACGAGTGTCACCGTCACGATACCAAGCAATCCGTTCACCGCCTCGAATGTGGGCCAGGGCGTTTTCATCGGGGCAATCTCGGTTGCCTCCAGCTTGAACCAGCGGGCCACCATTGCGTCGATCTCCGGCAATGATGTGACTTTCACAGGGGCCGGATTTGCGGCGACGGGAACCGGGACTTGCTCGCTCTTCGGGTGGAATTTCCATCACGCGTACTACCAAGGCACGACGGCCACTTCGAACTTCTACGGAACCCAGCGAAACGGGTGGACTGCCGGCGATTCCGCCACCACCATCAACACGACGGCGACCGGTCACATCGGCGTTCTGACGACGGATGCCGCGAAGGCGGCTTACTTCGATCAACTGTCCGCAAGCTCCACCACTGTCGAATTGACCCAGCGCGCTTCGAGCGTCCGCAACGTTCCGGAAGATCAAACGGTTCTTCGCTGGCAGATTCGTGTCAGAAACCTCGCTACCGCACCCGCATCCACGACCACCGTTACCGTGGGATTCGTGGAGATGGACTCGTTCGTCCCTCAGCAGGTTTCGCTTATTGGCGTGGAGGCTCAGAGCGTCAACCAAGCTCTTGGAGTTCAGCTTGTCGGGAGTTCCGGTGTTCTCGGAACCGTCTCCAACCTGTCGCTGCTTTCCAGCGGGCAGACTGCTCACAGCGCCGCATCAACGGGTTCGCCGATTCGCATCGGCGGCCGGGTGAATACGGCGGTGGATACAACGCTTGTCGCGGGTGACGCATGCGATGCGTTCATGTCGTCTTCTGGGCAATTGATCCAGAAGCCCTACGCCGATGGCGCCGTCGATTGGCAGGCCTCCAGCGGCCTTACCGCGCTGGCGACCACGACATCCACCCAACTGAAGGCGGCAGGGGCCGCGGGCGTCCGGAACTACGTCACCGCACTTCAGCTGTACAACACGTCCGCCACCGTGAGCACCACGGTGACTATTCTTGATGGATCGACGGTGATATGGGCCGGATTTCTCCCGGCGACGACGGCGTCCCTCCCTGTCGTTGATCTGGAAGTCAACTTCCCAACCCCGCTCCGGGGAACGGCCGCAACGGCGATGAACATCCAGCTGGGGACGACTTCCGCAAACGTCTACTACAACGCCCAGGGCTTCCAGGGAGTCTAAATGACCATCGATTTCCACGCCGACAATCTCGTTGTCGCAACCATCAACGGCTCCGCGCCGTTGATCAGCCCGGCGACCACGAAGGGCGATCTTCTCGTGGAGAACGGAACGCCCGCGCTCGCGCGCTTGCCAGTCGGAACGGACACGTTTGTCCTGACGGCTGACAGCACGCAGACGCTGGGCGTCAAGTGGGCGGCGCCCAGCGGATCCGGCGGAAACCCGCCCGCATACAACCCGCAAACCGGGACTGCCTATACGCTCGCGCTGACTGATGCTCCGGCTTCGTCAAGCTCACAGGGTATCGTCTCCATGGACAATGCGGCGGCCAATGCCGTCACGGTGCCGCCTCATTCGGCGGAGGCCTGGCTCACCGGAACCGCGATCCAGATTCCGCAGCTCGGAGCTGGCATCACGAGCGTGGCCGCTGGCGCAGGCGTCACGCTGAACACGGCCGGAACGCTGGCGGCGCGTGCTCAGTATTCCTCCATCATCCTGACCTACCTCGGCAGCGACGTGTGGTTGGTTGGCGGGGACACGGCATGATCCTTCCGTTCGCGCCC